ATGCTAACTTAACGCCTACTGTGGTGTCGAGCTCAGGTTCGGGAGCCAACCTCACAGTGCAACTCACAGCCACTGGCACCACTTACAACAACAACACTGTTCAGATCACAGTGCAAAACCCAGGCACTGGTTATGCAATTGGCGACACCCTAAGAATTTTAGGCAACGTCATTGGTGGATCTACTCCGGCTAATGATCTGAACCTAACAGTGACTGCTATTACTACAGAACTAACTGGTGGTGAAAGATTGTTTGCTATCCCGATTAGTACCACTAACTCGGGTACATTGGATTTGAGTTCAGTTAAACAAATGGGTACTTCGGCAGTTCCTGGTACTGGCGTTTACCCCAACGGACCAGAAGTGTTGGCAATTCAGTTAACAGCATTGACAACAGTATCTAACCCGCTGGCTGAAATTCAGTTGCAGTATTTCGAAAGCCAGGCTTAATTGGCATGCTCGGCAAGATAGCGCTCTACAGTGTCTATCTTGCCTTGAACTGCATCAATGTTTACAGTTGACCACAGCCCTGGATGCATGGGTCTAGGCCAGTTGCCACGATCGATCCAAGCGTAACCTAGATGTTCGTGATTGAGATTGGGGCGAAATTCTGATGCTACAACACACACCCAAGTGTTGTATTCAAATTGTCCGTCTGATGATGTGAATTTTTCTAGAGGCACCAGGTGCTGATATTCGGGGAAGAAACCCAGTTCTTCGATGCACTCGCGTTCCATGCCGCCTAGCAGTGTTTCGCCTGACTCTACTTTGCCACCCGGTAAGCCCCAGGTCCCCGGATGTTTGGTGTCGTTGCGCAACAGATAAAGATAACGTCCAGTTTCGGCACTGCGAAACCAAACGCCTACAGCTCTTACAGAACCAGTCTCCATTTTCCGCCGGGGTACACGCCCTGATAACTCTTGATCCATTCTTCGCCTGTCCAGAAATATTGTGTACCTGTAGTTATGTTAGTTACGTACTGGGTTGCAGTTTGTGCCGCAGCAATAAACACCACACGCCAGTATCCTTGCGAAGTGTATTCAATAATGTCATTGGCTTGAGCGACCAAGGGACGACCGTTTTCGCCAATCCATGCACTTGCGGCAGCAATATTTTCGCCACTGCCTGTGCCTTCGGTTAACAAATATCTAACACCGGCCAATGTTGAATCTTCAGGTCGAGGACCTGTTGCTTGAGGATTGATAATAGCGTCAACTGGGGCCAAAGTATTTTGCGGAACAGTGTCTTCGTCCACAGTGTACAACAAGAATCTATCATCGTTGGGATCTATAGAGATCGTGCCGACCACTTCCGACCCGTCGGGCTGCTCCAATCGCATTTGACTGATACCTGGTCTCAGTGTGCCATACAAGTTGATTACAGCAGGCCATAGCAAGTTGCTGTCAGGGACAATAACTGTTTCTTGCAAGCTGTCGTTGTCAGGTTCTTGTGCAAGATATTGTTGCTGCAAACATTGTATTTTGTTGCCAATTAGTACAGTAGCATAGTTGTACGGAGTGATAACTTGTCGTGTGCCCAACAGTAAGTCGTTGTTGACCACAGCATTGACCAAGTCACCTTGGGCATCGTACATGGAAGCAATGATTCGTTCCACAACACCCAGCTTCTTGACTTTGGCTGGAGGGCTAATCCAGATTGGTAAGTTAAAACGCAGAGTAGCAATGTCAATGGGATTTTCAGTGCCAATGGGAATGGTTCTGCTGCTCCAGTTTACGCTTTCTAATTCTACTACACTCAAACTGGTCCAGTCCAGATAGTTGTCTGTGCTTTGAATTTCCAGGCTGGGGTTGAACAGCGTAAGGATCTGCTCCATGAGCTGTAGTTTTTGATTGGTGTTAGAGGTCCATAGATCCAAGTTCAGTGTCAGAGCATACGGTACAGGCATCAGTCGCTCAATGGTAAAAGCATTGCCTTGTGTGGTTTCGTATGTTTCTGTAGCAGTGTCGTAGGTACGTTGGCGCACATTTACTTTGCTCACAAAGTAAGGCTCCTGCATACGCGGACGATCGTAATTCAGTGCTGCAATGTAAAACGTCATCAGCGGTGTTGAAGGCAAACTGCTGGCTGAGTTTTCTTGCAAGATGGTCTGTGCTTGGCGGCTGGAATCACCATAGCGAATAGGTACTCTCAGCAGAGCAGCAGCTTCTGGATTGTTTTCGTCGCGTCCGTATTCAATTTGAAACCCTGAAAAGATTCTTGTGAACTGAAGTAAGAATCGACGTATTTGTTCATCGTAAAAATATTGCTGCATATGTTAACCGCCGTTGTCGGCCCTGGGTTTGAGTAGTTCGCTGAGGCTCTGACGACTTGGTATTGGGCCTCGATCTGTGGTATTAACAGTTGCGTCGTTATTAACAAAGCTCGAACGCAGTGTTTTGTTGTCTGGTCCATTGTTGAGGTCTGTACGAACTCGATCTTCGAGCTTGATCCAGCGAGCACCGTCATAGCGGAACAAACGATTGGGTCTGTAATCTAAGCGCAAACAATAGTCGCCGGCCACAGGATTGATAGGAAAACTTACTCCAGGGGTAACAGGCAATCCATTGGGTGCAATGCCATCGCCGGTAAGGTAACCAATGGTGTACCCATCGCTCTTGGGAGTAACGCCCATACCTCCTTGTGTGCCGTCTACTGTGACTGTGCTGTCAGCAGTGAGGCCATCGGGGTTGGCAGGTTGTCCGTCTTGTGTGGGAAGAATATAAAACTTTGTGGGATCGTAACCCGACAGTGGCACTTCAACATCAGCTTGTGTAAGAATAGCATCGTTGATTTCGTAATCTTTTTGTCTTGTGCCTTGTACATCGCTGATGGTGTTGGGAGTGTACTCAGACCAGAAACTGGTATCAGTTATGTCTGTCCCAGCAGGAACGTTCTGTGTAGATTGATAGTAAACATCACCATAGTTAACCACAGTGCCTGCAGGATAGAAGTTGCCGTTGTCCCAAATGTTTTCTTGTACCATGGGCTTGTCTGTGATTGAATTGTATTCTTGTGCGTCTGTGAGTGGTGTGGCTTTGACACGCCACAAGTGTGGCAACCATGTTTGACTGAAGCCCTCGCTGGCAAAAGCAGCATCCTGAATCACATAATACTTCGGTAATGCTCGTGGCAAATTGGGATTCAGTGGATGAAAATCACGCAAATTAGGCAATTCCAAAACATCGCCTGTCATTAATTTTCTACCAAATGTGTCGATCATGTCGTTGTAGTGAAACGTGATAAACAGAGTATCGTTGTTTAGAAACAATCCAAACTGTGTTAAATCAAAATCAACATCTTGTTGATTATAAACACCACGCATGACATAAACATCTGGTGCATAAACTCTGTCTCTGTTTTCTAGCAACAGCAAATCTTGAATATTCAGCGGATTCAAATCATCATAAACTGGTTGAGTTGCATCGGCGTTGCCCGAAAATGCTGAATCTTCTCCACCGGGTGTTGGGCCCAGATATTTGTGAACGTAGATATCCAACCCACCAACAGTGTACATTTCGTGAATGGTTCTATCCAAAAACTGATAATCACGAGTACGATTTGGGCGATAAAGACTTAATCTGGGCATAGTGTTTTATTTATGGGCGATTTGACTTCAAATTGGCGAAGTGCTATAATTACACAATAGTCACAAGGAGCCCACATGGTTGCTGTAGCAAAAAGTATTAAACCGCTGAATCCCCGTAGTCCCGACACCAAGTATGTAGGGGACGAACCGCTGTGGCGCAAACAGCCCACAGAAGATCGCTTCACTGCCCTGAGTCGTGCGTTCAATTGGTACAACTACTTCTACGGCAAAAAAGAAGCCAAAGACTTTGTTGCAGCCTATTTGGAAACTCACGACCGTGGCCGAGACGCAAAGAAAATTCGAGCTCTCAGCGACAGCCAAGTTCGACTGACCACAGGTTGGTTGTGCCGAATGAGCATGATGGGCCTAGATTTGAGCGAGCAAGAGCAAATCAAACTGGACAATATGATTGCTGAACTGCTGGCTATCAAAGATGCTCCCAAGCAAGAAGTCAGCACAGACGAGCCCGAAGTGCCCAAGACCACTATCCAGGATCGTCTGCGCGAAAAGGTCAGCGAATGCCTAGGCGAGCTCGATGGCTTGTTTGATGAATTTGTAGCCAGCGGAGCCAAACTCAATGCAGACTACAAACCCGTGAGCCTGATGCGAAGCATGAACATTGCCCCGCAAATGATCTCCACAGTCAAAGACACATGGACTCGCAAGTTAGCTGAGTTCGAGGAAGCAGTGGCCGGCAAAGATGCCGACCTTGCAAAAGCCTATGACTTCATGACCAAAACACAGCTCAAAAACTGTGTGAAGTTCTGCGAGCTTGTGATCACAGACTGCGGTAGCTATGTGCAAATCAAGAAAGTGGAACGCAAGCCTCGCAAGGTCAAGCCTGTGAGCCCAGAAAAGAAAGCAGCCAAATTCAAGATCTGTGCCGAAGTTCCTGAGCTCAAACTCAAATCGTTGCCGGCTGCACAGTTGGTGGACAAAACCGAAGCTTGGTTGTACGACAGCAAAAAGCGCAAGTTGATCCACGTGGTTGCTGATGAATATGCCAAAGTGTTTACTGTAAAAAACAACTCCATTGTAGGGTTCTCAACCACAGAAACCCTGCAGAAAACACTGCGCAAGCCTGCAGAGCAGCTCAAGGCCATTGTCACAGCAGGCAAGCCAGCAGCTCGCAAAGCATTCAAAGACATCAAAGCCACAGAAACAGCCTGGAACGGCCGTGGCAGCGAGAACCTTGTGGTGCTTAGGGCCTGGTAAATAAGGGGGACGGAGATCCCCCATGGCCGAACAACAGCAAGATACACTAAGCACACTCAAACAAAATCTCATTGATTATGTCCAGCTTCAGCTGGGCAGTCAAATTGTTGATCTGGAACTTGATCCAGAGCATTACGAAGCTGCATATCAGCGCACAATCGGCACTTACCGTCAACGAGCCAACAATGCATACGAGGAAAGTTACTTGTTTATGCGTTTGGTCAAGGACGAAAACGTGTATCAGCTGCCACAAGAAGTAATCAGCGTTCGTCAAATTTTCCGCAGAACGTTTGGTGATGCCACAGGCCCGTATGCTTCAAACTTTGACCCGTTTAGTCAGGCCAGTTTGAACGTGTATCTCATGAACTTCAACGTTGCTGGCGGCCTCGCTACTTACGATTTCTACTCGCAGTATGTTGAACTAGCAGGTCGTATGTTTGGTGCATATATGAACTACACCTGGAATCCTGTGACCAAGAAGTTGCAGTTGATTCGTGACCCCAAAGGCACCGGCGAAGCTGTGCTGATTTGGACCTACAACCTCAAGCCTGAAATCAACCTGTTGAGCGACTATCAGATTCAGCAATGGATCAAAGACTACATGGTAGCCAACTGCAAAATGATCATTGGTGAAGCACGTGAAAAGTTTGCCAGCATTGCTGGTCCACAAGGCGGTACCAGTTTAAATGGCGCTGCAATGAAATCAGAAGCACAAGCAGCTATGGACAAACTATTAGAAGATCTTAAAAACTACATTGATGGAAGCCAGCCCTTGACTTGGGTAATTGGCTAATGTCACAAACACTGTTGGTTGGGTGTAGTTTTTTAGCAAGGCTTACCTATAGGCTCAGCGACAGCGACTATCATGTCAATGCTCAAAAATACACAGTGTTGGCCAGCCCTGGCTCGGGCAATCAGGCTCTGGCTGCTAGAACAATCTACGAAGTAACTCAAAACAAATACGATCAAGTTGTGGTATTGTGGTCAGGCATCAATAGACTTGACTTTCCAATCAGCGAAGAACTCAATCGCACATATCCAGAAAACAAACCCGATGCGTGGATAGCTCGGTGTAATGTTGGTAGCATGGTGTGGTTTCATTCTGGTGGAATGTTAGGATCGGGCACAGGTGATCTAACTGCTACACCCGAAGTGATCAAGAAATTTTTTCAGGCACAATATCTTGGAACAACTTCGGGTAGTCAGTATCTGTCAGAACTCACTTTGCTGAGTATTATATCAACTCAAGCAGTGTTAGACCGAGCAAAAATTCCATATCAAATGGGATTCATATACGACACTCAACGCAGTATACCCGGCGAGCAAGAAGAACACAGTCATGGTATAATGTGCAAGGACACACCATTGTACAGTGCAGTGGATTGGACCAGGTTTACCAAATTTGATAGCCCGTATGAATGGGCCAAACGTGCTGGTAGATTGGAGTCTGACCAGTACCATCCAACCAGAAATGCCATAATTGACTGGTTCCAGCTGGCCATGAACATTGACCTGCAAACGTAATTCTGCTACAATGCAGAATGGACGTAATGATCGACATCGAAGGTTTGGCCACAGGACCAGACGCAACTATTTTAACCATTGCTGCTCAAACTTTTGATCCGTTGACTCGCGGATATTTTGAGCACAAATATTATGCCCGAGTCACATTGGAAAGCCAGGAAGACCGCAAGATCGAGCAAGGTACTATAGATTGGTGGGCCACTCAAAAAGAAGCACAAGCCGAAGCCTTTGCAGAACAAGGGCGTATTCCTCTCAAACAAGCTCTAGAAGAACTGCATCGGCTGTGCTGGAAATGCAATCGTATTTGGATGAACGGCCCCACATACGATGCCAATATATTAGAGCATGCTTACAAAAGCTATAACATGGCACTGCCTTGGCAATACTACAAAATCCGCGATACTCGTACCATCTACGGACTGGTTCCCAGTTTGCAAAAATACCCTGCTAGTCATCATGCATTGGAAGATTGTCGGCGTCAAATCGATCTGCTGCACGATGCACTGGAATATCTCAAAGTAAGAGAACTTGTATGACACTACCCAAACTATTGATCATCGGCAATGCACGCCACGGTAAAGATACTGTGTGTGAAATACTACGGGATGAGTTCAACTACAGTTTTAGATCCAGTTCAGATTTTTGTGCTGAGCGTTTTATCTATGCTGCACTGAAAGAAAAGTACGGATACACAACATACCAGCAGTGCTTTGAAGATCGTCATAACCATAGAGCAGAATGGTATGACATGATTCATGATTATTGCAAGAATGATTATGCCCGTTTAGGGCGGGAAATTTTTGCCGAAAACGATATCTATTGTGGCCTGCGCAACAAAGCAGAGTTTCATGCCATGCGTAACACTGGTGTATTTGATCATGCTATTTGGGTAGACCGCAGCGATCATTTGCCTGCTGAAGATCGTAGTAGCATGAGTTTGGAAATTTGGATGGCTGATTTTGTAATTGACAACAACGGTACACTGGAAGATTTAAAACGCAACACCAGGGAACTGGTCAGTAATCTACTCAAACGTCGGGTTCCAAGTCTCCAGGACGCCAAGTAATTTCTGTGCGTCTAACATCCACAGCACAGTTGAGACAAATTGTGCGCAAATTTCTAAACTCGCAATGATTTAAGTCCCCATCGATGTGATGCACTATTAGTTGGTCACGATGTTTTGCTTTAAACCCACAGCGATCGCATGTGGGTTTTTTCTTGTAGCCCGATAACTGCCACCTAGGAACAGGTGGCTTTATTTTTTTGTTTTTCTTAGTGCAAACTTCGCATCTGCTGCGATAGTAAATTCGATCACCTCTGTGGCAATTTACTGCTCTAGGACGCTGGTTACACACTGGACAAATGGGTCTCATAGCAATATTTATGGCACGGACCTTACCGTAAGGGCACCGTAACGGCGTGATTTTGGCCATAATCTATAAATATTAGAAACTTGAAAAGGAACCCACTATGGCTCTAGTATCACCCGGCGTAGAAGTAACCGTAATTGACGAAAGTCAATACATCCCAAGTGCTGTTAACTCAGTACCTTATTTCTTGGTTGCAACCGCGCAAAACAAAGTA